CATTTTAAAGTAAATCATAAAAATCATGGAATGTATTTCACTAAAAATAATGTAAAAATTACTGAGGTGGAATCTGACATTAAACCAACAAAACTTACTGCTGCATATAATACAGGAGATACAGGATCTCTTTCACTTCAAGATGCATCTAATTTCTCGACATTTGAAAATGTTGGGGTTGGAACAACTAACTATGGTTACTTGAAAATTGGAGAAGAGATTATATCATACACTTCTGTTAATGGTAATTTGGTGGGTGTAAGTAGTAGAGGTATTGATGATACTAGTAATCAGTCTAGAAATTATCCAGTGGGAACTCTTGTTTCCAAATATGAATTGGATGGGGTTAACTTATTGCGTATTAATAAGACTCATGGTTTATCTACTTCTACATCAGCATATCCAAATGCTACAAGTTTAGATATATCAGATGCTATTAAGTATGATTCTTATACTATTAAATTAGATATGTCTAAGGGTGGTACGAGTAGAAATACTGATGTAGGTAATCCTGCATTGTATATTGGTTCTACAAAGTCTTCTGGTGGAAGTAAAGTAAGAGCAACTCAAAACATGCCATTTGAAGTTATTACTCCTATGATTCAGAATGTAACAGTTCCCACTACTTCATTAACTGCTGAAGTATCCACTGTTACTTCTAAGAGTATTGATGGAAATGAAATTCCTTACATTCAAACATCAACAGAGGATATTACTTTAAATACTACTAACTATCTTGATAGTCCTAGAATTATTGCATCTAAGATCAATGAAGATACTTTCTTGACTAACATTGAAGGAAATAAATCAATGAATATGACAGTATTCTTGAATACAACCAATACAATGGTTAGTCCTATAATTGATGGTCAAAGAAAGAATGTGATATTAACTTCTAATAGAGTAAATAATCCTATTACAAATTATGCAACTGATAGTAGAATTAATACAGTAGAGGAAGATCCTACTGCTTGCCAGTATATTTCGAGGGAAATGATATTGGAAAATTCAGCAACATCAATAAAGGTTTTATTATCTGCTCATATTGATATTGATGCTGACATACGGGTTCTATATTCTATTAATAATAAGGAAGGACTTGATCCAATCTTTACTCCTTTCCCAGGATATTCTAACCTAAATTATAAAGGTGAAGTTATCTCGCAAGCAGATAATAATGGATTATCTGATAAATTAGTTACTAAATCCAATACTTCTGGATTTGAAGGTGATGCATTAGAATTTAGTGAATATACATTTAGTGTGGATCAATTACCATCATTTAAGTCTTATAGAATTAAGATTCTTTTGACATCTACGAATCAAGTTTTTGTTCCTAGAGTGAGAGACTTAAGAGTGATGGCATTAGCATAATATGGAATATCATGGAGTCACGGGACATGCTGATCTATTAAGAGATGCTAAAACCAAATCGATAGTTAATGTGAATCAATCAGAGTATCAAAAATACATCGCACGACGTGATGCTAAAAAAAGAGAATCTGAAAAAACAGATAATATTGAAGAAGATCTTGCTAATTTAAAAAGTGAAATGAATGAAATCAAATCTTTACTCAAGGAGTTAGTTTCCAATGTCCACTAAGAATTTTACATTCGATCCCGAATCAGGAGTACCAAACGCTGCCGATTTAGTGATTTATGGTGGAGCTAACTTTAAAAATACTTTTAATGTAGATAATACTTCAAATGAAAATTATGATTTGACTGGATGGAGTGGTTCTGCACAGATGCAGAAAAGTGCTGGTATAGGTGCTACTGACATTCCTGCTGCTACATTCACTGTCGGATTTAGTAGTGCTTATGATGGGCAATTTTATATTTCATTAGGATCAACTCAAACAAGAAATCTTTCTGCTGGAAGATATGAATATAATGTATTATTAACTCCATCCTTAGTAACTGAATCAATTTTAGATACTTCAATTGCTGTTGGTGCTACTGCTGGTATTGGTACTACTGAGTTTACAATTAATAAACTAGATGGTGTGGCAATTGGTGATACCGTTTCTGTTGGAGCTGCAATTACAACTGTTGCAATTGTAGGAATAGCAACCACTGTGGCAAACAAGATTCAAATTGGAGCAGCACATACATCACCATTAGAAATATTACCAGGAACAGGAGTTACTATTACACGGGTAGGGCAAGGAACTACCATTTATAATATGGTAAACGGCAATATACTTGTATATGCTGGCATTGCGTCCGCACCATAAATACCTAAAAGGATAATTGTATAATGGGAAGACCATCTACTAGAACCGAATTTATTGATTACTGTAAGAGGCAGTTAGGTGCTCCTGTTTTGGAGATTAACGTTGCCGATGAGCAGATAGAAGATATTGTAGATGATGCTATTCAATATTTCCAAGAGAGGCATTTTGATGGTGTCGCTCAAACATATATGAAGTATAAAGTGACGCAGGGAGATATTGATAGAGGTAAAGGACCAGGTTCAACAGGGGTAGTTGGATTAACAACAAGTAGTGCTACTGCTGATATTGCAGGTACTGAAACACAATTTGATTATGAAGAAAATAGTAATTATCTAGCAATTCCTCCTGAAATTATTGGAATAACAAAAATATTCCACTTTGATGGATCTAACACTATAACCAATAATATGTTTAGTGTGAAGTATCAGTTATTCCTGAATGACATTTATTATTGGGGAGCAACTGAATTGTTGACCTATGCGATGACAAAAACATATCTTGAAGATATTAATTTCCTTTTAACAACAGAAAAACAAATAAGATTTAATCAAAGACAAGATAGGTTATATATTGATATTGATTGGAGTTCTATGACTGCTGGTGATTATTTAATTTTAGATTGTTTTAGAGCAATGAATCCTAATGATTATACTAGGGTATGGAATGATTCATTTTTAAAACCATATACTGTTGCATTAATTAAAAGGCAGTGGGGACAAAATTTAATTAAATTTGCAGGAGTAAAACTTCCTGGTGGAACTGAATTAAATGGAAGACAGATTTATGATGATGCAGAAAAGGAATTGACAAGAATTAGAGAAATAATGTCCAACACTTATGAATTACCTCCATTAGATATGATAGGTTAAGATCATGGCACTCAATCCATTTTTTCAGCAAGGTGCTAGATCTGAACAGAATTTAGTTCAAGATTTAATCAACGAACAGTTGAGGATGTATGGTGTTGAGATACATTATATGCCTCGCAAATATATCAAAGAAAATAAAGTAATTAAAGAGGTAGTAGCATCTAAGTTTGATGATGCTTACCCATTAGAAGCATATCTTGATACTTTTGATGGATATAGTGAAAATTCAGTTGTATTATCTAAGTTTGGTATTGAACAAACTAATGAATTAAGTATTACCATATCGAAAGAAAGATGGGAAACATACATCGAACCTTTAATGAAGAATGAAGAAAATATTCAATTAGCAACCCGTCCTAAGGAAGGTGATTTAATATATTTTCCTTTAGGTGATAGGTTATTTGAAATCAAGTTTGTAGAGCATGAAAAACCCTTCTACCAATTGATGAAGACTTATGTTTATACTCTTAAATGTGAAATATTCCGTTATGAGGATGAGGTTATTGATACTGGGGTTGAGGAGATTGATGATAGTCTAATAGGAGGAGATTACGATGGTGTAACTGGTGAAGATGGTGGTGTCTCTACTCTTATTGGACCAACTCAAACTCTTACTCTTGTAGGTACAGGTGTAACTGCTACTGCTATTACTGGTATTGTAACCGATGGTGGTATTAGATATATTGATATTACTAATCGGGGTGGTGGATATTTGGGACAACCAACTGTTGCCATATCATCTGCTCCTTCTGGTGGTGTAACAGGTATTGCTACTGTAAGATTAATAGGAGGAATTGTGGCGTGTACTGATAACGTTAACCCTGCCACCAGATCTGTTCAGCATGTAGATTTAGAGAACGTTGGTTCTGGATATACAGTTGCTCCTAAGATTGCCTTTATTGGTGGTGGAGGAAGCGGTGCTGCTGCCACTTCTGTCATTGGTGATAATGTCATCGGTATAGTAACTTTAACCAGTGCTGGCGGTTATGTGGGTGGTGTTGGATATACTACTAACCCAACAATAACATTTAGTAATGAAATATTTAAGACAGGTGTTACTACTGTTTCTGCTGCTGCAACTGCTGTTGTAAGTTCCGCAGGTACAATTACTGCTATTAATATAACCAACGCTGGTCTTGGATATAGCACTGCTCCTACTCTAACTATTCAGGATCCTGCTCTTGATAATACAGGAAATTACAAGTTTAATGAGGTTGTTACAGGAGAGACCAGTGGAACCACTGCAAGAGTGAGAACATGGAACGGTACTACGAATGTAATAGAATTAGCATCTGTAAGTGGAACATGGACAAGAGGAGAGAAGTTGGTAGGACAAACATCAGGTGCAAGTCACACTGTAAGATTAATTGATCTTGATCCTACGGATGATGGATTTGCAGATAATCTAGAAATAGAAACACAGGCAGATGCCATTATGGACTTTACTGAACAGAACCCATTTGGTACTCCATAAATATTTGTGCTATAATATAATTATTGTATTTTGTGATAATGCCAAAACAACAAACTATTAAATTTAGTATTAGACAAGATGGCACTGTAACTGAAGAAGTTATGGACGCTGCATCTAATCAATGTTTAGATTTGACAGAATCTATTGAAAAGAAACTTGGAGTTTTGCAAACAAGATCTTTTAAACCTGAATTTTATCAACCTGCTATCGTTAACGAACATGTCTCACTTCAGCACAATAAAAACGAAAATCAGGAACAAACCTGAACTACAAGAAGCATTAGAACTTCTACAATATAATGTAGTGGAAGATCAAGAACTTAGAGTTACGGGTGCTCAAGGTATAAACCATGAGACAGTAGAGGCAGATCTTGCTATCTCAAAAGATGTTGGTTTTCGGATGAATCCTCACACAGGTGAGTATGAATTAGTTGCTGATCTTGAAACTTGGAATCAACCTATTCCAGTAGAAAGGTTTATGGATAAGGTAAATCAACAGTATGCTAGAATGACAATTCATAATGCTGTTAAGAAAAAAGGATTCCAAATTGAAGAGGAATGGGAGATGGAAGATAACACCATAGAATTGACGGTAACTCGTTGGGTATAAATACAATATACCAGTAGTGTAGAAATGTTTGAGTATTTTTATAACGAAATTCTGAGAAGAACCATTATTTCTTTTGGTACTCTTTTTAATGGAATCACCGTCAAGCAAGAGGGTTCTGTTATAAGAGTTCCTTTGGGATATGGTCCTACTCAGAAATTTTTGGCACGATTAAATCAAACACCTGATTTAAATAAAGCAGCCACGGCAATTACTTTGCCTCGAATGTCTTTTGAATTTACAGGTTTGACATATGACCCATCTAGAAAGGTAACGACTACTCAACAATTTACAGTAAAAGATCCTAATGATGGAACTGAGACTAAGAAGTCATATATGCCAGTTCCATATAATATGCAATTTGAACTTGCTATCATGTGTAAGTTAAATGACGATGCACTACAAATCACAGAACAGATACTTCCTTACTTCCAACCAGCATATAATGTTACAGTTACATTAGTAGAAACAATTAAAGAAAAAAGAGATATTCCTATTGTATTAGAAAATATTACAATGCAGGATGATTATGAAGGAGACTTTGAGACTAGAAGAGTTCTTCTTTATACATTAAGATTTACTGCTAAAACATATCTATTTGGTCCATCTGCTGCTGCTACAAAAGATCTTATCAGAAGTGCCAGAGTCAGTTATCTTGCTGGTACAGATACTACAAATACACAAAGAGATCTTACATACAGTGTTACTCCAAGAGCAACCAAGAGTTATGGTGGTCCGATAACTACTACATTAGACGAAGATGTAGATCTTACAGAAGTAGAAATTAAAGTTGTTTCTACATCTAATATTTTCTTAGATCCTTCGGAACCAGCAAAGGCAACTTATTGCTATATTGACGAAGAAGAAATGAAGATAACAATGGTAAATACAAATTCTATTATTGTTGAAAGAGCACAAGATAACACTCTTGCTGCTTCTCATGTTAAAGGGTCTGCTGTGAGAGTTATTAATCCAATAACTTCTGCTACTGATACAACTGTTACATATGATGATAATGCACTGATTGAAGATGGTGATAACTTTGGATTTGATGGTACTATCTCATGACAAATAAATTAGATAAAACCTTTAATATCTCACCTGAATCTGAAGAAGGAAAAACAGAAGTTATCAAAAGAGAAAAACCTGATAGATTAACTAAGGATGATATTACAAGAGACTATGAATATACACGAGGGAATCTTTATAGTATAATAGAAAAAGGTCAAGAAGCAATTGATGGCATTCTTGAAATTGCTCAAGAAAGTGAAATGCCCAGAGCGTATGAAGTGGCAGGTCAACTTATCAAAAGTGTTTCTGATGCAACTGATAAATTGATTGATCTTCAGAAAAAACTGAAAGATGTTAATGAGGAGCAAGTAAGTAAAGGACCAACTAATGTTACTAATGCATTATTTGTTGGATCTACCGCAGATCTTGCTAAACTCATTAAAAACGAAACTCCCAAAAAGGGTTGAAATAAATATAATTATAGATGGGGTAAAAATACGTGCCACTTAAGAAGCCTTCAGAATTTTACGATAAGAATCCTAATTCTTCCTTTGATAATGTAAAGGAGGAGTTGAAGAATGCTAAACCTGAAAAGGTGGAGAAAATTTCGGAAGCTTTTGATTCGTTTAAAAATAATCTGAATAATATACAAGCATTAAATGATTTTGTAACGTCAGTAGATACTTTTAAGGCAAATGCTGAAAGAGTTGAATCTTTATCATCTAGTGTTGAACAAATAAGAGAAAGTATTAAAGATCTTACGAGTCAGAAAGATCTTGATGATGCCATGATGGCTCATCTTTTATTTGTAGAAGAATCTATAAGAGATGTACAAGATAGAGTTAAAACTTTAAATTCCAATTCAGTATTAGAAATAAAAGAAGAGTTTGAAACTTTATCAGAAGCAGTAAATAATTTTGTAGGGGAAGAAGTACCAACATATAGAAAATTAATTGTAGATTCTGAGACCAGAATTGATAATAGATTCGGTGTTTTTAAAGAAGATGTAAAACAATCTTTTGAAAGTTTAGGTAAAGATATTCAAAAAGATGTTACGGATATTACATCAAATATTGAATCTTTAAATGAGGAGCATCTTTCTTCTCTTAAAGAAGATGTTCGAGGTATTAATAGCAAAGTTAAAAAATTATTAGAAAAGGATCTCCCAGAATATAAAAAGTTTTTTGCTGAGACTGAATTAAAAACAGAAAGTAGAATTACTGAAACTGAAAAAAAGGTTGAAGAAAAAGTATCTGATGCAGTTAAATCAATAAGTGAAAACTACGAACAGAATATTGAAGAAGTAGAAAAAGGTTTTCAAAAATTTACAGATAATTATAAACATAATTTAATAGAATCTAAATTAAAAGCAGAAAAAGAAGTAAAAAAAGTAACAGGTCTTTTAGCACAAGATATTCTTTCTTTAGATAAAAGAATAGATTCTATTTCTGAAGGAGTTATTGTTCTTCAAGATGATATTAATAATAAAGATGGTATAGTAAAAAATATTCTAACAGATCAACTATCAAAGATTGAAACTGTTGTTAAAGAATCCAAAGCTCTTGCTCATAATTATAGAAATGATTTTAGAAACCGTGAGATAGAAAGTGATAAAAAATTAAATGAATATTTTACTAAACTTGAATCTTTTTCAGAAAAAGTTAATGAAGTAGAAAACCATTTAACAGAAAATATATGTGACATACAAGAAAATTTAGATACGAGCACATCTACATTCTTTAATGAATTAAAGAGTGAAGTAGATTTATTTGAAGCAGATTTCTCTAAAAAAGTTAAAGATCTTCAAATAGATTTTAATGTTAATGAGAAACATATTGAAAAGTTAACCAAAGATTGGAAACAAGTTGTAGAAACAATAGATGTAGAAGATCTTGTAAGAAGAGTTACGGAAATAAATGAAAAAAATCTATCAGGTGTAAAGAGTGATTTAGAAAAACAAGTTAAGACTTTAGAAGAAAACGTTGGTGCATTTAAAGAAGAAAATAAACTTCTTCAAGAAGGTCTTTTAAATATTCCTCCTGATGTAAAGAATTCTGATCCTCTTACTCCATTAGATCAAGAGTATGTAACCTTAGATGATTTACAATCCCATTATAGATTATTCATCAATCGTGTTCAGCAGCAATTAGCAACCTTTGGTGGCGGTGGTGCTAGAATTATGTCCGATCTGGAGGATGTTGATGTTGGAGCTGGTGTTCAAACTAATGGATGGGTTTTAGCATATAATACAACATACAGTGTATGGGAACCCAAAGCAGGTGGTTCTGCTGGTGCTGGTGGAACATGGGCATCGAATAATGTTGGTGTTCACACCCTTAAAAATGTAGGTATTGGTACTACTGCTAGATCTGGATATAACTTATATGTTGGTGCTGGTAATACAACTGATGATGTAGCATATTTTGATGGTAATATTACTGTTGCAGGAACTGCTCATTACGAAGATGTAGTTAACCAAGATGCATTTGGTTTTAGTACTTTTAGAAGTGGATTAAATGTAAAAACAGGAACCGCACAAACAGCATTATTAGTAGAAGGTGATACAAGAGTTACTGGTATTCTTACTATTGGTACTGCTTCTATTACTCTTGATGGTGATAGTAATCAAATTAATGTTGGTCTAGTTACAGTTACTAATTCAACGATTTATATTGGTGCGGGTGTAAGTCTTAATACTACTGCCTCTGGTATTAACTCTGCTCCTAATGTTTTATATGTTGCTAAAGATGGTAATGATACTAATAATGGAACATCTATTGATAATGCATTTTTAACTATCAAAGGAGCAGTAGGAGCTGCACAATCTGGCACTACTATTAAAATTCTTTCAGGTAAATATACTGAGAGTAATCCTATTGAGGTTCCTGCATTTGTTTCTCTTGTGGGTGATGATCAAAGGACAGTTACAGTATATGCAGGTAATCCTGTCCATAATATTTTTGGTGTAAGAAAAGGAAGTAAACTGGCAAACATGACATTTAGAGATCATGTTCATCCTGCAGCAGCAGTTGGGTTCCCTACTGCGGAAATTGCAGAAAACGTAGGTGGTGGTAAGTGGAAAGGACCATATATTCAGAACTGCACAAGTGATACTACAACAGGAATAGGAATCTATATTGATGGTGCTCAAGCAAGATTATTGAGAGCTATGAATGTTGATGCATTTACTCAATATAATCAGGGTGGAGTTGGTGTTGCTGTTACTAATAGTGGTTTTGCTCAATTAGTTTCTGTATTTACTATATGTAATAATGAAGCAATTAAAGTAGATAAAGGTGGTCAAGCAGATATAGCAAATAGTAATTGTAGTTTTGGTACTTATGGATTAGTTGCAAGAGGAGTTAGTGAACTTCAATATAGTGGTGTTGTTACATCCACAGCAGCAATATCGCAAAAGGAAGCAGTTGTTAATATCAGCACTCCTACTCGTACAATTAGTGGTGTTGCTTATAGTGCTACCAGTGGTATTGCAACTATTACTACTACTGCTGCTCATGGATTCAGTGTAGGA